GCCTTCAGGACACTTGCAGTTGTTGGCTCGCAGTTCCTTCCGCAGATTAGCAACGCAATAGTCAAGATTGCCAATGAGTTTAACAACTGGATCCAGACAGCAGCGCAAACTGGTGAGCTACAAAAGTGGATTCAAAATGCTATCACAGGGTTTGGTCAACTCTTTGATTTCATCAAAAACGTTGGTATAGCTCTTCATAACATCAGCTCTATTGCTGATGAGTTCGGTAGTAACTTCCTTACCATACTACAGCATTTAGGCCAAGAGTTTAGGGCATGGACCGAAAGCGCAGAGGGCAGATCAACTCTCACGGAGTTCTTCAAGGCGGCTCACGCAGCGGCGCAAGCACTTACACCGGTGCTACATACGCTAGGCACTGCGCTCGGCCAGTTAATGACGAACCTGCTGAATCTCGGCGTGGCTATGGGTCCGCAGGTCAATCAATTCTTCCAAGTCTTAGGTCAAGCCATAAATCAGTTGGCGGGCTACCTAATTCAAGCAGGACCGTCGATTGGCGATGCGTTCGTTACGTTGGCTCAAGCACTTCTTCAGATAGTTCAATCTGTAGGGCCAAGTCTCCCAACACTATTCAAAGACTTCGCGCAAATCCTGAAAGACCTTGCGCCGACAGTTAAGACTGTGGCAGATTTCCTTGGCCAACTGTTAGCACGTTTAACACCAACAGAATTGAAGTGGATACTTGGCATCACACTCGCATTCGTGGCATTAGCTCAGATACTTCCGGCGATAGCAACCGGCATTACTATCATCACAGGAGCCATGGCTATTTTTGAAGCCGTAGGTGCTCCAGTAATTCTGATTATCGTTGCTGTTATTGCTGTCCTTGCGCTTCTTGGCGTAGCTATTTACGAAGTCGTAACTCATTGGGACACAATCAAAAAGACAATGGGCGAAGTTTGGGATGCTATGAAAAGCTTCGCTCAATGGGTTGGCAATGAGTTTGTTCATATTTGGGACGATGTTGTAAACGCAGTTAAGGCTTGTTGGAATGCTATTACGAGCTTCTTTGGCGGTATTGCTAATGCCTTCAGCGGTGCGTGGCAAACGGTCAGGGACACCGTATCTGGTTGGTGGAATGAAGCCGTGGAGTGGGGCAAGCATATAATCAATAGCTTGGTCGATGGCTTAAAGCAAGCTGCTAGAGACATATTAAAGCCTGCTCTTGATTTCGTTGCGGGTATGATACCCGATAGCTTGAAAACGCATTCGCCAGCGAAAGTTGGTCCGCTGCATGATAATCCACCAGAGGATATGGGTGCTGGTCTTGTTTCTAGTTACGCAGCTGGCATTAGCGGAGCAGCCCCACAAGCAGGGCAAGCAGCATCCAGTGTCGGTGGGGCTGCCGCTGGTGGGTTAGGTGGCGCAACTGGTACGGGCCAAGGTGATATCAGCACTACCGGAACAGGTTTCAGCACAGCTGGTCAAGGTGGTGTGTCCGGCGGCGGAGTTAAGAAAGACTCTGGCTTTGATCAGTGGATAGATTGGCTCACAAAGGATATGGAAGCTTGGAAGAACATCTTCCAAAGTGCTTTCAATCTTGCTATGCACGTTGCTAATATTGCTATGGGCGCCACGAGACTTGTTGCAGACCTGTGGAATCGCGGCGATAACCCGCTTACGCGGCCTGGTGGTTTCTTTGGTAGACGGCTTACACCGCAAGAGCAAGTGTATGGCGTACCGCAGGCTCAAGAGGCAGGGCAGGCGCCAGATGCTTGGGCGCGCAACCTTCCTGGTGGCCCGAGCGCAGGGCAAGAAAATGTAGCTGGTGTACCGGGCGTGCGGCCTAGCGGTGCTACTAACCCACCGGCACCTGGTGGGCAACCACCAGCACCTAAACCTTGGTGGGCGCCAGGTACTCCGAATCTGCCACCACCAGGTCCAGCACCACCAGCTAATCCACCGCCGCCACCCCCAGCTGCGCCTGCTGCTGCGAGTGTTCCAGCAACGCAGCTTGAAGGACCGCCTGTTGCTGCTGCTCCCGGTGACTCGCCATTGGTCGCTGCTCTTAAGCAGAAAGGCTTTAGCCCCCAACTGATTAGACTCATAGTGGGATTCAGCGCAGGTGAAGGACTCAATCCTTCAGGCAATCCGACTTTGGGCTTCAATGATGCTCAGCTGGGTGGAGATGCAAGCTTGCAAGGTCACGTCAACGCATTGGCCAAACAGTTCAAAGACAGAGCAGATGTCGCAGGTCCATTCCCGCAAGGTGGTACAGACCAGCAGCAAGCAGAGTGGATTGGCCATGTTGTCGGGCAGCATGGGGCGCCAGGCGAACCATCCTTCCCTGAGTATACTCGACGAATTGTTGCTGCTATGCCTGGTCCGCCTATTCCCCTAGGCCCAGCAGCACCACCAGGTCCAGCACCACCGCCACCGGGAGCACCAACACGACCGACATACAACGCCCAAGACTTTGGTGGTGTCAAATTAACTGATACACAAGGCCCTGGTGCTAGAATACTGAACTTCAGCGGCACAATTATGGCTCAAGATTCACCTATCGACTGTGGGCCTGCTTCCGCTCGTATTGTGCTACAAGGAGATGCACACTTTGCTGGTCAAGGGGCAAAGCAGATTGAAGATGCTATAACTGCAAAGTATGGCACCGGCCAAGGCCCAGGGACTTACGCTCAAGCTCTGAGAGATTTGGCGCCACAAGCTAATTGGCAATTACTTACTGGATCAGGTGGTAGCCCACAAGCATTGATGCAGGCAATTCAGCAATCCATCAACCAAGGCTGGGGTGGTGTTCTTAACTACAACACGACCGATACGGGCATTAGGCCGGTGCGTGGTGATAGACCATTTACACAGGGCACTAATATTCAGCACTTCGTTTCGGTAGCTGGTTTTGATTTACAAGCCGGCACTATTGACATCATTGATCCTGCTGGTACGCCAGATCATCCAGGTGCTGCGCGCTATACGTTGTCTATCCAAAATGCTTATGATCTATCGAAAGCGCGAGGATTCATTGGCGCAGGTCCAGGGGCAACAGGTGGTCAAGGCGCAGCCGGTCCAGCGCCAGCCGCGCCCCCAGGGCCAGCCCCACCACCGCCAACCGCACCGCCCCCACCGCCGTTACCGCCCAAAGTTCCTACAGGCGATGCTCTTAACGGTAGGTGGGTGCCTAGCCCAGGCGCAACTGTAGAGTCGCTCAATCAGCCAGGGCACCCTGGTTGGACTTATTACAACGACAATGTACCTGAAACTGGTGTACAGCAGCCATCTGTGGAGCAATTAAAAGCACAGGTTCAACCACCTGCACCAGGCGCACCGCCACCGGCACCGGCTGCTCCACCACCGCCCCCACCGCCACCACCAGCACCGAAACCATCAGGACAGGATTTCAAATACCCAAAGACACAGGATCAAGATTGGCTGTCGAACCCACCGCAAGGTTGGGATTTGAGTCAGCCTGTGCCGCTTGAGGTTCGACGTCAGCACGGCATACCAGACGAAGTACCGCCAATCTATTACGCACGTCCTGCTGGCCCGCTGCCGATAACTGCTGCTGTACCTGGTTCCGCTGCACCAACTTTGCAACCTGGTGAGCCGAATTTAATGCCGCCTAACCCGGCTTACTTCCCGAATTATGTTGCGCCGCCTGGTACTCCATTCGTCGATGCGCATGGCAACCCGATCAGCGGGCCAGGAACAGGTTGGCAATTCCAAGGTAGCCCAGCAGAATTGACTGGTCAGGTTCTACAAGGTGTAGGCACCATAGCTAGTGATATTTTCACAAACATTGATGACTTTATCAAATCCGTTGGGGCCACACAAGATATCACGGACACGATGGTGCGTGGTATTCAGAATACCGAAAACATTGTCAAAATCATAGAAGACATACAGGTATACATCAAAACGGCTGCAGACGTGGCCAAGACGGTCAGCGATGTTCTTGGGGAGGCTAGTAAGTTCGTTGGGGCTGGGGCGGGTGCGGACCCAAGCGGTGGAGCGGCAGGCGCTGCGGCCGCGCTAGGTGCGGCTAGCGCGATTGCCGGCATAGTTGGAGAGGTATTAGGAGCTGTCAACGAAGGCATTTCCCTAGGCATTATGGTGTACCACGAAGTCGGGAAATACGTTGGCGTACTTGAAGGTTTCCTGCTCGGCGGTGCAGCTACTGGCCCGTTGTCTGGTAATGTGCGTATGTTGCTGAATACCAACACAGGTGAAATCTATACATACAGCACAGATAACCCGCTCAACAAGAACGTCAAGACTACACCATTCACACGCGCTTACACACCAGGCCCAGGGCAACGAAACCTCAACGCGCAGTTGAATATCTATGCAGGCCCAGGGCAGTCTACGCAGCAGATGATGAGTGACTCTATGTGGATGATTCAAACTGGAGCGCCAGCTGTGGCCTCAGTATCTGGAGCGCAGTGATGTTACCTTACCAATACCAAGTTGGTGCAGTGGTTTTCGGTGATTTAACGAATTACCCTGTGTCTAAGGTGGAAATACAGACTTACAACGTCAACAACCAAGACTTCCAAATCATCCACAGCGATGAAACCCGCTTTGGCATAGACAATCTTGTACCCGCTAGCATCATCTTCACGATGGCTGTCCTGAATAACTGGGCGTTAGATAACATCCCTGGTGGCCCGGCATCCCCTAGCTTCCTGTACAACTCACGAAGTCTATTGGGACAGTTAGCTAATGAGTGGAAAGATCCATCAGTACGCACGAATTGGGGTGCTACTAAGATACTCACGTTTTCGGATGAAGATGGTATTGTGCGTCGAATCTATGGCCGCCCAGGTAAATTCACACACGGCCCAGTTGAGCAACAAGAATGGGTAGATGTACAGTGCGAGTTCCGGCGCGCAGATACCTACGCATATGAAGATGTTGAAACGATGCAAGAGATTGTTGTAAATGCTGATCCTATATACATCTTTCGTGATCGTGGTGACTCGCCTGCGTGGCTTAGGGTGCTGTGCTATGGGCCGATGACCAATCCGGTTATCACAATAGGTAGTGCGCAAATTGAGTTACTCTTAAACATAGCTGCTGATGTTGTAGTAGAAATAAGCAGCTATCCATGGATGCGCAGAGTTGTTGATAGCAATGGATATAACTGGCGAGCAGCTCTAATCGGCAACACGCCGTACCTCGACATGCTAAAGATAGCACCAGCTACTAATGTACCGCTTAGGGTAACTAACCCATCGAACCTAGCAACGTGGACTGAGCTACCACACACGAATGTTGTTGAAAATACTGAGTTCATGAGTTCATTCAAACTTCAAGGCTGGCATGTTTTAACAGGCATGCCGATGTGGAATAGCTCAGAGGCGAACGGCGGGTATGTGTATGCGCCGTATGGTGTTACGGCGATACTCGACAACAATCACAACTTCAATACAGCCAATCAATGCGCCGAAGTACGTATAGCTGATATGTGGCTTGGAAGTTCGTCTATCGTTATCATGTGTAACGATGACGTGACGAATTTTGTTGCCGCTCAAAGCGTTAAGGATAGCAATGGCGATAAGCTCCGCATCGTATCTGGTTCCGCACCTGACGCTCTTACTACGCAAGCTGAATACCTTGTGCCGGACCCAGGTTTGGCGTCTGGAGATTCGTTTGGGGTAACATCCGATGCTGAAAATAATATGTTCTATTTGCTATACAACAGGACGCAAGTAGGTGATTGGCATGACAATAAAAACGTCGTGAATCAAGACAATCGGCGGCAAGGGTTGATATTAAACTCTGACAATGATTCTGCGAATTATGGTGTAGGGCTTAATGATATAGTGGCTTACGACAAGAACATAGGCAAATCAGCTGTAGCAAGGAAAACCAGCTTAGGCGACTTATCATCTCGTGTGTTCTTACTGTGGCGAGAGACTTGGAACATCGTATGACTACGCCTAACACGCTATCTGGTGATGAGGATCGTTTTAGATTCATCGTGGAAGAAGCAGTTACAGGCAACATTTTGTGCCGTGACCTAACGGTTATAAAACCGAAAGTTCTTCGCGCACTTAGCGGTCCATGCCACATTGAGTTCGACGTAGACTACCATGATCCATCGACGCAAGGTATTTACTTTAAGCCGTGGGGTCACTGGATTCACGCCGAGAAGCTCATATATGGCGACCGCAGGATTTGGTGTAGCGGGTTAGTACAGCCGTCTCAAGTCGATAAGAAAACAGGCGTAACCCATTTAGTAGCACAAGGTTTCGCTGGTTACCCGAAAGGTATGCCCTGGCTTGAGAATTGGAATCCTTTGGCTATTGACCCGTTTGAGGTAGTACACAAGATATGGAACCATCTTCAAAGCTACTCCAACGGGAACCTTGGTGTAACAGTGACTCCCGCGCTTAGCGGCATAGAAATGTTACCCGGCTACGCTTTTGACGGTAACATACTCAACCTAGACTTCTTCGCTGAGTTCATTCGCGCTGTAGACAAAGAGGATTGCCAAAACCATATCGACAAGTTAGCACGAGACATACCATTTGACTTTATAGAGCAAAGTGGTTGGAACAGCGATAGAACCGGCATTTGGAAGCAGATTTTCCTTGGCTACCCGATAGCTGGCTACGAACAAAACTGGCTTCGGTTCATTATCAACGAGAACGTCATGGAGGCAGTTCCTCATATCGAAACTCAGATTGACTGGGTTAGCGATGTAACGATTGATGGTTGGTTCCCTGGGACTGAGTACAGCGCCACTTTGACGAACGCTGATCCAAATCGCTACCGGCGCTGTATATCTCAGGACGATGCGAAGATCAACAGCGATGAACGTGCTGCTGCCTGGGCGCGACGCAA